TCAATAATTTACTACATTGTAAAAATTTTCTTGTGAGAAATCATCGTCTTCGTGTGGCGTAAACGTGACATTGTTCGCAAACTCTATCATGTGATCTGCATTTAAATGTGCATATTTCTTTACCATTTCTAATGTTTCCCAACCACCCATTTCTTTTAACGTATAAAGCGGTGTACCTGCTTGAACATGCCAACTTGCCCAAGTATGGCGCAAATCATGAAAGCGGAAATTATGAATATTGCTTTTTTCTAATGCTTGATGGAAATCATGCCAATCAATACGCCCAATTTGTTTATCAGTACCACGATGAAAAACAAATTCATTGCGACGAGTTTGGTATAATTTTTGCAATAAATCCAAAGCGGTCTTATTCAATGGCAGTGCTCTTGCTTTACCTGATTTTGCTACATCATTTGAAACAATCGTAATGCTACGTTCAAAATCCACTTTATCCCATGTCATTGATAAAATCTCTGTCATACGTGCGCCAGTGAATAAAGCAAAAGAACAAACATTTTTCATCCACGCCAAATTCAAATTTGAAATCAGTGTTGTGGCTTGCTCTTTTGTAATCCAACGCACGCGGACTTTTGGCTCAACGAATTTTTTCACATAAGGGATTCTATCAATCCAACCATTTTTATAAGCCAGTGAAAGCACCCGTAAAATGGACGTGCGATAGCGGTTTTTTGTCGAAGGCGACAATGGTTTTTTATGAGTGGTTGAGTATGTCGGCAAATTAGTCATAATATCTTCGCCTGTAATATCACTCAATTTCCAACCACCAAAAACAGCACGCCAATAAATGGCGTGTCTGCGGTTAGTATCAAAATCCTTTTTCAACTTTGCATCTTCCACAAATAATAACAAGGCTTCTTCAAAGAGTTTAGGCGGTTTCTTGTTAAGGTGCACCATATCCCATAGTTCTGCTTTGATCTTATCGTGTAATTCTTGTGCCTTTTTCTTTACTTCAGTCCCAGCGCTTCGTCTAATTCGTTCGCCACTCGGTGTTGTAATATCGAGCCAATATGTACTTCCTCTCTTGTAGATTGACATTTATTCTTTCCTCCATTTTTTATATCAGTCAATCCAACCAATCGGATGACATTATTTTTTCTTTTTCTACAACGGTCAAGATCTTCCCTAAAAACTCGCCAAGCTTTCGAACCTTCCATCTGAAAAAAGCCCCATTTAAAACGGTGAGCGAAAACAGTGCTGTAACTTAAATTAAGGAGGTTGGCTACCTCCTTTATCGTTAACGTGCGCTCGGATTTTGTTGTGTTTTCCTCTGTAATCACAAATCCCCCTCTTTCACAAACACACCATCAATCATACGCCCTTTGCGGTCTTTGATTTCATTCCATGCTGCTTGCACACAAGCGTGTATATTTAAATCAAAATAATATGCAATATCTAAAAGTCTAATAAAACAAAAAACAAACAAAGCACTAATGTCTGCTTGGCGGCTTAGCTCATTACTTAAACGATACAAACCGAACACCGCTTCAATTAAGTGATCTTCAATATCAGCTTTAAAATAGCTATATTGATCAGCAATTTCATCAACAGAAAGCATTTCATCTTTCTTGCGTTGTGCGGCCAAAATCACCATCACCACAAAGCAATCCCCGATGCTATCTTTCACCACATCAATTTTATTTTTAGATACGCCACTGCAAAGCTCCCCAAATTCTTCCATTAATTTAATGAATTGTTTCTGCGGTGTAGAACCCTCAATCAAATTGCGATCTTCTGCCCATTGTTCGATGTTTTTTATAAGCTGTTGTAAGTCTGCCATTTTTAACCTCACTTTTACACTAATTAACCCTAAAATCCCCCTAGCTCTCGCCCCAACCAAAGGCTTGAGTCAATGGAATTTTTTCTTCTTTAATGAAAACTTCATCGTTTTCAAAACAAATCCACCGATAGTCATTAAGCCGTAACCGTCCATGGCGCATTAAAAGGTCAATTTGTGACGGTTTTAATGGCGAACCGATAGGCAACATCAATAAATTAACTTGATGTTCAATTTTTGAACGGTTACAGTTATTGACACAAGTCCAAGGCGAGCTGCGCTCGCTGGTAGCGGTTGAGCTGCGCTCAACCAAAGATGGATTAAAGTCCTTAGGACGTTTTTTAATCTCCCATCTTTTGGTTCGCGAAATCACCTGCTTAAGGCTAAAGCGATTGGCTAAGCCAATAATCGCTTTGCGCTTTTCACCATACTTGTTTGCCGGTTTAGTTTCATAATCTAATTTGATTGGCTGTTCTTCTCGTTTTGCCAGTGCACCTCCCTGAATTTCCATATAAGCGGCATAATCGTTCGCCACACCTGCAGCTGCTTGCGCTTTATCAATGAGTTCATCATCGGCTTGACCGCTGATTAATCGGCGCAATTCACGCCAAACAGAAATGGATGCGCCCCCGTAGAATTGGAACTGACGAATGTTCCAACGGCTCGCCCAAGCACGAACGCGCAATGCGTTGTCGTGTAGACTTAGTGTCGGGTCTTCATCTGACACTTCGCCAGCAAGGGCGAAACCGTCAATATTTTTCGCAATGTATTTTGCAATGTAAGCCGTTGCGCTGCCTTTTGTTTTATCGCATTCTTCCACTTTGCAACGGTGTTCTGCCGCGCCTTTCTCATTGCCGTCTAACTCTAGGGCTTTTTGTTTAAATAAGCGGATGACTTCTTCTTTATGTTCTGATGGTACATAAGCTAGCGCATGCCAGTGTGGCGTACCGTCTTTGTGTGGCTCTGCCACTCGCATACCATAAAATTTAATATCACGTTTTGCTAACAAAGCACGGAATTGTTGCCACACTTTGTTTAGATAGTTTTGCGTATCTCTTGGATTCACCCCCGACCATTTTTTATTGCCGTTTCCTGCGTGGAATGATGATGGCGCAGTGAGGGTTAAAAATAAGGCTTCATTGTTGTTTTCTTCTGCCCATTCTTCCAAGCCACGCAAGCGCACCATCATTTCATTACGACGTAATGCGGGGTTAGATGATGATTTTAAGAACATATCGAAAAGTTCGACCTGTTCTTCTGGATTGTCCACGTTTTGAATGATCATTGCGCGTAAGTAATCATAGTTTTTACGCTGTTGCAGTTGCCATTCTTGGAAACTTTGATTGGAAATATAACTGGCAGCATTGGCACGCACCTCGCCACAGGCAATAGCAACGTGTTCAACTATTCGGCGTTGTGTGGTGCGTATTTTCTTAAACCACCACTTTTCACAAACAAGACGACTTAATGTGCTATCAACATATTCCCCTTTAATCGGTTTGTTTTGTTCGATTTTCTCCCAATGGGGAATCTGAAATCCCATTGCCAGTGCCATTTCACCGCACTTTTTATAGAGATCAAAAAAATGTTGATTGATACTATCAGCCGTTTGTTTGGGATAATAATCCTTGATGTTTTTTATCGTTTCAAATTGGAATGATTCAAACGCTGTGGCGATTTGATACGCCATCTTTTTGATCTTACGTTCAGTAAGCAAATAAAACGGTAATTTGGCATTTTTAGCTTGTTGCTTACCATATTGCTTAAAATTAAAGCTCATTTTGTGAAGTTCGTTATACTGCTCGGCAATTTCTTCACGTGTTGGCACGGTCATAAATTTAGCTTCAAAACGTGTTTCAAATTGGGTTTTAATGTCTTGTTTTATATCTTGTAACCATTTAGGCGTATTGATGAACGCTTGCAAAAAATCCATATTCACGTTGTATTGTGAAAAGACTTTTTTCAAGCGCACATCTAACACATCGCGCAAATAATTATTGGCATGGCGGCGTTGTTTATTGCCAAGGGCAAAGGCAATTGAACCGTCATCTTTGATGGAGCGATAGGCTTTTAAATAGAGCTTGCGGAAATGCTCACGCTGACGTTGGCGTGGGAGACTTTCTAATTTACGTTCAATAAAATCAAAGTCGATTGGATTAGCTGCGAACAACTCTAGCTGTAATGATGTGTATCTGCCATCATCAAAAGGCAGAGAAGTGCGGTCAAAATTCACCGCACTTTGCATCATCACTGCACGTGCATCTGCCATCGCTTGCTCACGTTTGGCAAGATTGGCATTACACTCAAGTTCCCAGTTCATCATCAAGAATCCTTACATTGCCGTATTGGCTAAATATTCACTGTGATATTCAAAATATTCTTTGATTTTGTTGTTGGTCGAACTCACTGCACTGAGTAATTCTTCTAAACTCAACATTTCATATTGAGCTAAGTCATAACGGCGTACTTCTTCAATCGCACCCCAAATTGTGTTGTGTAAATTGCCCACAGTTCTTGTTTTTTGTTTGCCAGACCAACTATCTTGATCACCCATCACTTCAACCACCTGAAAGCGTGTGCCGATGGGTAAAATTTCTAGCGTTGCGCCACAATCTAGCGCGATACAAATATTGTTTTCCATCATTCCTCCTTACTAGCGTCTATCTAACGAATCGACAATAAACTCAATTAATCCCATTACCGTGATAGTTGCACCAAGCACAGCAAATACCGCCACGAAAAACATCATAAAAAGCTCACTCATCACGTTTCCCCATAAATTGCTTAAAGTCATATTGGCGGGTCTTGTCTAGTTTGATTTGCCCTTCCTCAATCGCTTTTTTGAAACAATATTCAGCGCGTGCAAAACTCCAGTTTGTTTGAGTTTCGGTTAGTGCTGCTATCCACGCTGAACGCCATTGTTTTGCGGCTAACCCATAATTGCCTTGTTGCTCACTTTCTTTTGCGTGTTGCGCATGGTCTAAATAAGTTTTGATAGCTAATTTTTTCATTTTGAATTTCTCGCTAAGTAAACAGTCATATTGGCGGATTCGATGATTTTTGAATAAACAAGTGCGGCGATGTCATCTTTCCCTTGTTGTTTTAAATGTCCCCACAAGGCTAAAAAACGACGATATTTGCGATACCATTTCTGTGCGGATTTATTCATTTGTGTTTCCATTTTTATCCTCCTGAGTATCAATTTGAGTAAATTCTCGCTCTGTTACGCCTTGTGAAAACATTCCCGAAAGTAACCGCACTTTACGTAGTGCACGGGCTATTTTGCGTTGTCCTTGTTCTGTGTAGTGATGGAGCTTATTGCCTGTTAAATGCCCTGCACGTAAATCTGAAAAATCTAAATCGGCTAATTCCAACAGCATTTCTCGAAAGCCTTGTTGTAAACCGTCAAACTCTCGTTCTACACGGAATTGGCTTTTACTTAACGAGTGCAGCGCATCATCAAAACTTCGGATTTCAGGCACCTTTACTTGATTAACACGGCACCATTTTTCAGCGGCAGATTCCGTTTCATCTTCAAAGCAATAAGGCATTAAGGCCATCACTCACCCCCATTCATTTATTTACGGAACCACCGTGCAAAGCGTTGGAAAATACTTTGTTCACGAGCCCACTGTTCTTCTTCAAGTAATGCAATGCGATCACTGAGTGATTCATTCAGCAAGACTTGCTGTGCATTAACGTTTGCTTGGTGAGAAATCGCTCGTTGCAACAGTTGAATGTTGCGAGCCTGTTCTTGTACGGTTTTATTTAACTGCCACACATTCACACGGTTATGGCGTTTTTTACCGTTGTCATACACATAATTACTGCTTGCCATTTGCTCAAACTCCTAAATTTTGGTTGCAAAAATCCTGTCGAATGAATTTCTTCAAACGACCATGTTTAAATTACGGTTGGAAAATTAAGAATTAATCGGTTTCGATTTGAATCTGCCGAGGGTCAATATTCTTGCGTGATTTTTCTGATGCTGTCCACGTTGCAATCTCATGTGCATCACGCATACCAAGGCTGCGTTTAAAATTGGACAGAATGATTTCAAAATCGCATTCAAAATCACGACAACGCGGATTACAGCACACCAGATGACCTTTAAAATAGGTCAAACTAATTGCACTTGATGTATCAATGTTTAAAGGCCCTTCACAAATTGGGCATTTCACTAATGATTTAACGGTAAAACTTGGATATTGAGACACACACACCACCTTTTGTTATACTGATTATCCCATTTCGTTAAAAAAGGAATTTTTATGTCATTAGAACAACGCATTGAAAAACTTGAAGCGCAAATGCAAAAACGCATTGAACGTTATGCTTTGCTATCAGACTTGCTTTATCAACAAGTAAAACTTCAAAGCATTATTCTGCATCATTTAAAGACGCGCGAGACGTTGCTTGGATACGATCCTTTATTTGCGCCACTTCTTGAGCAACAACTCGCCCAATATGATCAGATGTTATCTGAGCTTGCTCTGGAAGATACGGTTGCCCGTGAATATATACATTCACTAAAAGATCTCCTTGAACCGTAATATTCATTCCTGATGTTGTATTACTAAGCTCAGTCCCCGCTGGGCTTTCTTTTTTTTCACACATACACACCTTCTTCTGTCCTATACTCTCCACATTCCCCAATATGGATTGCACGGTTATTAAAATTAAAAGATAATCAACACCATAAAACACGACACCATTGAAAATAACGCCACGAGGTATGCCATGCTGACTCGATTTTTACGATTTCTCATATTTATCCTTAACTGGTCTATTGTTGCTGGAATCGTTTGGATTAATCTCATCTTACTGACTGATTAATTAATACATTCTTCCAATTTCAAACGGATAAAATCATTCAATTCCCGTTTATCCGCTTGAGCCATTTCTTGTAACTTTTCTTTAAAACTTGCTGTCACACGAAATGCGATAATTTCAGATTTTAGTTCGCGTTTTTTTTCTGTTTTCGCCATATCCTTTTCCTTGTTGTTTTTGTTTACTTTGTTATACTTTTGCTATCTAAAAAATTGGAATGCACAGAACGTTCCTATTACAGCGCAGATAAAACATAAAGCTGGTAAATGGTTATGGTGATAATTGTATTGCTGTCCTAGTTCGTCTATTCTTTGCTTGGTTTGTTTTTCCTGTTCTTTCAAGGCTTGTTCAAGTTCCAATACGCGAACCCATAATTGTTTATCCACTTTTTTAGCCATAAGGCACTCCTATGTTCGAAAAAATAAAAAAACACCTGTTTTTTATAAAAGACATCATCATTGATACCGTGGCTTATTGGGCAACATTAGGGTTAGTTTATGTTTATACTCGCTTTGCACTTGTGCCAGAAATCAATGCCGATATTCAACTTGCTATATTGCTGTTGATATCATTCGTGATTTATTGGGTATATAAAAAAACGATTCCGTACACCAAAAACTTGCACATTCAAGGACAACATTCCTACTTATGTGGCGTTTGCATTTTCGTCTTTGCACTCGGTAGTTTCAGCCAAGCGGAACTCCAACAATTTGGGTTTAATTTCAGCGAAGTTCCACAACAAGCCATTAAGCAATACGCCTCATTAAAAGCCATGTTTTATGCCATCGGCATTGTGGTGTTGCCATCACTGCTAAAGCCAAAAATTGAGTAACATAACGTTTCGTTCGTTGGTTTAAAAGTCTTTAATTCCCTTCAAACACCTGTTTCAGACTTTCGTAAATTGTTTCCCAATCCATCATTAGGCTTGACTTCGGTTTCCAATGTCGATTCTGTAGGAATGCTACGCTGAAGATAAATAGACACATTCACTACAACATTCGTAATATTCACATCTCGCCCGGCAACCGTATTGTTATCGCCGATAATATGGGTTGACATAGCGTTATCTTTTAACATTGCACCTTGCCTTGGATTGCACGGTTATTAATCTGCTAGTCCCAACCCCTGACGAATTAACATTCGCCCTAATGCGGCTTTGGTTGCTAATCCCAAGTTTTCCCGTTTGCGTTCAAAAACTTCGCCTTCTTCTGTGTTTAACGTTATGTGAAATGCCACAGAAACCTCGCGTATAGGGCGAGGTTTACGCTTAGTTTTATGACTAAGATCATTTTTTTCCATATAGACACCTCCTGGATTTGTTGATATTGTTAGAGTATTTATCAAAACGATCCGTTTTAAGCCTTGTTATCTTATTTTGGAAATATTTTATTGCATAATTGTGCAACTTACAATAGGAAAATTTGAATTATGGTGCAATTTTCTCAAATGTTAAAAAATGAACGTATGCGTTTAGGTCTTACTCAAGATGAAATAGCTAGATTTTGTGGAGTTTCTAAGCGAACTTATAACTATTATGAAGATGGAGAGAGGGCTGCTAGTTCAGACTTCTTAATGGCTTTTTCTAAATTAGGTGCGGATATTAATTATTTGTTTACAGGCGAACGGACAAAAGAGAGTTTAGAACCGTTAGAAAGAACAGTATTGTTGGCATTTAATCGTTTGGTTAAAGATGGGCAAAAAACTAGTGCTATCACTTTTATGACAATGCTTGAAGCAGGGTTAATAAAGGGAGATTTTAATACATTATGGGAGCAAGAGAAAAATCTACAAAGCCCTACCGCACTTTCAGGGCAAACAGTTTCTAACAGTATTATTGAAAATGTGGCGGGGCGTGATATCAATATAGGCAAGAAGTAACCCGCCCATGACAAAACAAACCATTGAAAACAGCACAGTACACCATCTTGCTGGGCGAGATGTGAACATCACGAATATTTATCATAAAGAAGGCGCCCCTTTTCCGCGCACCAGATTAGTAGCTGAAATTCTTGCTGTGCGTAATTGTTCTGCGCACCTTGAATTTGTGATCAATACGCATGCCGATAAATGTTATGGGTCACACTATTTCAAAGAAATGAAAGAAACCGAGTTGCAAGCAATGCACGAATTTGCCTGCCACTTGCGCGATTTACTGGCTGAACAACAACGGCCAAGCTGGGTAAAACGGCTGCTATCGTGGATTAGGTCACGTGGTGTTTAGTTTGCCGATGAAGCGGTGGTGAGCCTCCTCCATAAAATAAAAGAGTTTTATTAACAACAACATAAGGAAATATTATGGCATTAATTAACTGTCCTGAATGCAACAATCAAGTAAGTGATCAAGCTTTCAAATGTCCGTCTTGTGGTAAACAACTAAGAAAACCTAAACGCACCTTTATGGGCAAGGTTTTTAAATGGTTGTTTATTCTGTTCAACTTGTTCATGGTGTATAGCCTTTTCACTGGTTTGGGCGGGGGCGCAGAAGTGATAAATAGCGCAGCGACCGATGCAGAAAAAGCGGGTGCGGCAATCGGCACTGGCTTGGGGTTAAGCATGATTCTTGGCTTGTGGGTCATCGGTGATATTATTCTCGGCTTATTTGTTTTATTCACTCGTCCAAAATCTTAATTCTATTGTATGCCTGTTTTATAACGGGCTTTTTTATAGGAAATATTCTATGAAAAAATTTTTCTTAATTTTGACCGCACTTTCCCTTGCTGTATCACCTGCAGTATTTGCTAAGGCGCACAAAAAATCAAATTCTGAATCAGAACAGCAATTCAGTTGTAATGATGGAAAGCGAGTATGTGGAGATATGGAAAGTTGCGATGATGCAATGTTTCATCTTAAGCAATGTGGTATGAAAAAGCTTGATCGCGATCACGATGGCGTGCCTTGTGAGAGTATTTGTGGGTAATTAAGTGGAATTTCCTAGATGAAAAAGAAAATTGTTCTTTGTCCTAAATTTCTCAATATTTATGATTCAGACGATTACGAGAAATGTCTAAAGTTTATTAGCGAAATAGAGAGTACATCAGAAAACGAAGAGCTTATTATCAGCTTTGCTTATTGTCGAGAGTTAAAAGCGGCAGCACATGTAGTTCTCTTTGCCAAAATAGAGATGCTATTAAAAAATAAAAATATAAAAATAAAAGTGCGTCCGAGTAACAAATCAAAAATCGTAAATTTAATTTTGAAAGAAAGTGGGCTACTTGATTTATGTGAAAAAAATCAAATAAATAACCAATTCAACAAAAAATCTTTATTAATGATAAGCAGTCAAGATAAGCATGAGATTGACAATATTACTGATTTTGTTATTGAACAAGCATACGGCAAAAATCCCACTCCAGAGCAAGAACAACTAATCGGAGCCGCAATAAGTGAGGCGCATTATAATGTAATCTTACATGCCTACAAGAATCTTACAGTTGATAAACGTTGGTGGTTACGATGTTCTGTGATTGACGGTGAGCTATACTTAATTATCTATGATAATGGCATTGGTTTTGCAAAGTCATTAGATGAAAAAAATGCTAATTTTACTGAAAATAACTGGGTTGATATTCTACAATATTTCATCAATAATCTTGGGATTAAGGAAAATGTATCCCATTTAAGTAACGCAGAAGCTTTTTCCTATTTTCAAAATCAACAAAGTCAGCTAATCTATATTGCAATGAGTGAACTTCAAACTGGAATGGAAGGAGAACTTTCAATTGGACATGGACGTGGCAGCAAAAGCATAAAAGCACTAGTGAACGAACATCCTGCAGGAAGATTATGGGTATTTAGCCATTATGGGAAGTATGTTTACACAAATGAACGAAGTCGTCCCGAATTATACGATCACAAACAATCCCTAAACGGCACACTTATTCAATGGAACATAAGATTATGAGTAAAAACAATATTTCCGAAATTGAAGTAATAAAATGCTTTAAAGGAAAGCCACGTTATCGTTATTCAAAAGATATTGCCCCTGGTGAGGAAGATACAAGTGGCGAGCGTTTTAGAAAAGAATTTCTTTTACCTCATTTAGAAAATGGTGAAAAAGTACATGTAGTTTTAACTGGATACAATCGTTATGACCCATCATTCTTAATTTCTGGGTTTGCAGATTTAATCCGTGTTAATGGATATACTTATGATCAATTAAAGCAGCAGTTAAGTTATACCCATGACGACTTAAAGAGTTTTGAAGTTTTAATTGAAGATGAAATGAAAATTGCAGAGCGAGAACGAGTAGCTAAGCAAGAGAAGTGATATGAAAAAGTTTTGTTTTTTATTAGTTGCCTTGATTGTTGTGCCGTTGCCGGCCGTAATCATTCTATTGAGTCCTTATTCTACAACACTTAATCCTGCTATTCCTCCTGTAACGGCTTGCTTCACATTATTATTAGGATGGGGGTTTACAATTCATCAAAATTCAGAAAACTTTTTCAAAGCGGAAACAATTAGACATAAAGATAAACTTATAACACTTGTTGAAAAATTTTTTGATGATTTCTTCGAAAAATTAGAAGATCGAAAAATTTCAGAAACAAAGTTACGAGCTTTTGTTACTGACAGAATTAGTAATATTGAATTTAAAAATAGTATTCAGCAAAAAATTTATGGTAAGAAAGCGGTCGTTTTTTTATCAGATGAATATCTAGCCCAACTAAGAATGGTATGGCAGTTTGAAACTAAAGATTACGAAAAACAAGAGCAAAAACTCCAAGATCTTAAAGAGGATATACTTCAAGAAATTGAGAATAATTATATTAAATGGCTAAAATAACCCATTTAAAGATTAAGTCTGATCTTCTACATATAAACCCCATTATCTTTTCCTCATCTCCATCTCTTCATTCTCAATCTTCAACTCACACTCCACTTGTGACACATAACCATTATCTGTAATGGTGTGTGTCACTTTGGTGATTAGCCAGTTGGTTGCGTCAATTTCGGCTTTAAAGCCTGAAAGCTCAATGGGTGTTTCGGGGATTAAATCGGGTTCGCCAAAGGCAAGATTTAGGCTAAATGTTGCTACGCCTCGTTTGAGTTTGTCAAAGGCGGATTTGGCGGTAGTGATAGCTCTCGCTTCCGAAGGATAAGTAACACGAAGACTTTTAATTTTATCATTGTCACTTTCCACAGGAGCTTTTTGTTCAATGGTGTTATATTTTATTTTCGTTAATCGTCTGCCCTTTACTGTACCATCTGCTAGCGTTCTACCTTTTGTCATGCGCTGTTTTTTCACAATCCTAGTATTTTTATCTACGATAATTTCGCCACGTTTGCCAGTGGCCGTATCATGCCAATACGCCCGCACGGCTTTGTAGTTTTCGCTTTCTGCAATGGAGAAATTGTAGTTGTCGCCACTTTTGCGAGTGATTTTACGCAGTGGAATCGGCTTGCCTGTGGCGGTTTTGCCTTGTCCTAGCGGCATAAATAATAGCGTGCCATTTTTAACGGTGCACATTGCCCCGTGTTCTTCTGCCAGGCGGCTTAATAGATTAATGTCGCTTTCGTTGGTTTGGTCGATGTGTGCAATAAAGGTGTTAGCCAGTTTTTTCTCACAGTGGCTTTTGAGTTGGTTATCTTTGGCGATGGTGTCAATAATTTCGCCCAACGTTTTTTTATCAAATGACCGCTCTTTTTGTTCGGAAAATGAGCCTTTTAAATCTGCCGCTCTTGCTCTGATGGTTAATCTGTCTGCCGATCCTGCACCACCTGAAAATTGCACTTCATCCACTGAATATTGCCCTTTGTCAATCAGCGGTTTGCCTTTCCAGCCTAGCGCAACTTGGATTGTGGCATTGCGTGGCGGCAAAGCCAGTTTGCCATCATGATCGGATAATTCTAAGTCGAGCGTGTCCGCTTCCAATCCTCGATTATCTGTTAAAGACAAACTAATTAAACGGCTCGAAATCACTTGTGTGATGTCTTGCTGTTTTTTGTCTTTCGTGGTGATCTGCACTTTAAAAGCGGGCGTGCGGTGATTGTCAAGATTTAAATCAAACATTAAAGGCTACTCATTAAACTCTCTGCAATGGCGATTAACATTGGGTCATCGGTACGTTTTAAGCTCATGCTGAAATCAATCGCACGGGGGGCACCATCGCCAAAAAATTCTGTTCGGGTTTCTTGCACGCTTTCGATCACAAAAAAACCGATAATTTCAAAGGTTGCACCGTCAATTAGCGGAAATGCACCGCCACTGTCTGCCATTAATTCCAAGGCCTTAATGGAAAATCTGCCGCCAGTGATTTCTGGGATTAATCTGCCACTTATCGTGACGGTTTCGCTTTCTTTACCGGTGAATTGTGTTTTTGGCATTGCTCCAACAATGGCATTGGTTGGATGTCGCCAATTTGATGTGCGGTCTAAACTTTGAAAAGGCACGGTTTGCCGAGTAAAAACAAACATACCCAATGTGGCAAGTGCGAAGTTTTGGAACATGCTAGCGTTCCTTTACGTGTAGTTTTATAAATGTCAATGCGATGGCGATTGTAATAATCCAACCCAAACCGTTAATTTTGTAATACATCAAAAATGTGGCGCAAACTGTTGCAGTGATGATTGACAAGAAATAGAAAAAGAAGATTAAAATCGTGGCCATAATTTATTCCTAAAGAAAAGTGCGGTCAAAAAATCTCGTGATTTCTGACCGCACTTGATGAATTAGCGAAAGAGAAATGCAATGCCGAAAATCACAAGTAACCAAAAGGTGATGGAAAGAATAAAGATTCCACGCCATACAATATGCCGTGGCATATTCAATAAATAATCAATCAGTTTCTGTTTCATTTCGCTCTCGTGCTTTTTCTCGCCATTGCATTAATTCGGAAAATGTCATTTGCTCGAAGGCTTGTGGTTGCCAGTGGAAGATGATGGCAATGTCTGCCATGGCATCTTCCACTGTTGCGGCAATCATTACTCGGTCGCTTCGGTTTCCACTTCCGAGTTCTTCCCTAAAAAAACGACAGCCGCCGCAGCAAGCTCGGTGAAGTCCGCCACTTCCATGGTAACAAAGTCGGATTTGTGTAAAACAGGCGTGGTCACACGTGCAAGTAACACTTGTAATGCGTCCACATCCATTTGCAATACATCAAACATTTTTAAGCCTTTTAATGCGGGCACCGTTGGTTTATTGACGGTGATTTCCGTGATTTGGTTTTCGCCACGAGTAATAGGGTTGGTTAAGGTGATGATTTTGGTGTTTTCTGTTTTCATTTTATGTTTCCTTTAAAATCCCTCTTTTTTGTAAAGAGGGGAGGGGGATTTAATAAAAGTCCCTTTCGGGGCAAGGTGTGTGTGAATTAAATGCCGATTGCTGCACGGTGTTCTGCCAAGCGGTCGTTACCATCGACAATAAAAATTGAATTGAGCAAATCAATTTCGATGATGTCTTTGCCGTTTTCAATGATCTTGTAATAAGTCAAAGGCACGGTGTAGCTTTGTTCGGTATCATCGCCTGGTTTGCTTGTGCCGTTGTCGATTTCTCCAAAACGACCGCGCATGACAAGCTCAATAGAGGTGACTTCTTCTGTATCGTCTTGTTGATACGCACCGGCAAAACGCAATGCCGTGCCGTCAATCGAGCCGCCGAATTTTTTTAATAGTTCGGTCATATAACCGCCCATTTTGAACTGAACATCTAAAGGTTCTATGCCCTGATTTACTTTGACTTCACCAATCATGCCACCTGCGCGATACGCTTCTAATTTCATCGCTAATTTAGGTTGGGTGATTTCGGTGACTTGGCCACGGTAAGAATTACCGTCAGCCAAAAAATTCATTAATTTGAGTTTTCGAGGTAATGCCATTTTTTACGCTCCTACTTTTGCAATGTTTGCGGCAAATTCCACAAGGTATTCATCGCTGATGTATTGGTTAAAGCCAAGTTGTTCTAACGGTGGAACAGGGCAGTAATCATAAGACACAAGTAATTTTGCATCTTTTAAGGTTGCGGCAGTATTGAGGTTGGCATTGATAAATGCTTTCCCACCGATTAAATAGCCTTGCGCCACATATTCACGCCATTTTGCATTGATCGCTTCTACGATTTCTTTCACAAGATTCACGGAAATGTCTTTATCCATCGCCCAGTCAAAGGATTGTGCAATGGTGTCTTTCAACACTTGTGCCGTGCGAGTGTAGTTTTCGTAGATAAATAATTTATCTGCCGAACGCGTGCGTAATCCCCAGAACTTAAAGCCATTGTGGTTTACACAACAAGTAATGCCTTGTTCGTTGAGATAATTCACGTCGGTTGCACTGTCGTTAATATCAAATGAAAGTGGCTTGGTGACACCCGTTACGCCAGTTAAACCTTTGTTTGAAATTGAAGTATGCCAGCCATATTCTTTGTCTTGATATGCACGCATTGCGGCAGCTCGAACAACGGCATAATCCACTTCGGTTTGTTTGGTGTTTGGGTTAAACGATAAGAAATCACCGAAAATCAGCATTAATTCACGTTGTGAGAAATTGCGACCGTATGTCACTGCTTCTTCTTTGGTTTTCGCTGTGCCGCAAGAGGCATACACAAAGCCATTGAGTTTTTTCGCTACGCTTAACAATTCAGTGGTCACATCTTGGCTGTCATATTTCGGGATACAGAAAATACGTGGTTTGACACCACAAACTGCGGCAGACACGAGGAACGCTTTTAAGCCAGTGTAATTGCCTTCGTTATCGACTGAACCTATCACGTTGGCTTTCATGGTGCTTTCATCCTCGTTTTCTTCCACGCGAATGACGACAACTTTACAATTCACAATGTCTGCAATGCCATCTAGCGCACGAGATAGCGTGCCTTTTTTACCTGCTTTGGCTTGCATTTCGGCGCTGATGCCAGTTAAAAGAGTGGGTTTGTTGAGTGGGAAAACCGATGCATCAGCATCTGGTGCGGTTGCCACTAAACCGATAACTGCAGTGGATGATGTGGTGAGTGTTCGCAAGGCTTCGGAAATTTCCGTTACCTTGACCCCATGGAGATATTCATCAGTCATAATTTTAGCCCTATGGTTTCTATTGGTTAAATAATGTCTTTATTGTGATTGAGAGGATGGCGTAGTGCGAGCGGTTGGCGTTGTGGTATTTAAACTAACAAAGGGCGATTAGGTAGATTTGGATGGATAAAACGGCGGAATTACCCGCCGTTTATCTATTTTTGAAAGATTGCCGCTAGTTGATTCGGGCTAAACCGCCAGCCTTCTTCGTTGCCTGAAAGCGCATTAAAACACCATTCAGAACAAAAATACTTACTGCGTTTTTGCTTAATGCTCAACACAATGCCAAGCGCTCCCCACCAGTCATATTTTTTTCCAGAAGTGCGGTCAAAATAGGCTTTGATTTCTGCTTCTGGTACGCCGTCCAGCGGAATTAAATCCCATTTGGTGTTATCGGACACATCAATCTGTTTGTAACGCACCCCGCCATCTTGTACCGATGAGGAGTAGCAGTCATATACTGTCGCATGCTCATAATGATGCTCAATGGCAATCTCGCAGTGCGAGTATTTGCCCTTTGTGCAAAATCGAGTAATGCGGTCGGCTATCGCTTTGACTGGCTCTTTGCGCCAGTCTCTCTTGTGTTTGTACATCGCCAAATAAACCTTAGCCATTTTGATATGCCTCCATCAAGTTATCCATTTGCTTGATAACGTCATCATGGATTGACTGCAGTTGCTCAAGCGTGAGATTAGGTGTCTTGAGCGCATACTTGCGCATACGTTGGTTGGCCAACTCAACTTGTAGTTTTTCGAGCCCTGCCGCCTGCGTCAAAATCAGGTTTGTGGCGGTCTTGTTATCCAGTTTTGCGCGTTGGGCAAAATCTGAGATATATCGACTGCATTCACCTTCATAATTTGCCGCTTTAAAGGCTTCTGCCGCCGCTTGGCGTTCGCGGTACTCGCTTTCAAAACGTGTCCATGTGCTGTAGATTTTGGCTGCGTGCTCATCGATGTTGGCGATAAGGCGAGTTTGGGTTGTTGTAAAATTATCAGCAATTTTCACTTCATCTTTTACCCATGTTGTACCGTTCCATTTGCACGGTTCAGCAAGTGGTGCAAGTGCGGTTAAATTTTCGGGCAATTCACCCAGTGTGGCATGTTCTACTTTTTCTCCTGTTTCCTTGCTGTAATAGGTGCCACGATGATCGGCTTTATATTGCCAACTGTTATCTGCTCGTATAATGACAAAGCCTTGTTTCGGTTGTGGCGGCGCATCTAAATAACTGCCTGCGGAAAGGCTTCCGCCTTCGCTCACATATTCAGCCGTGGTGTGGCTGTAAATACCTTGGTTGTCAGTGCAATATACGGTGATTTCGCCACTAGTTTCGGCAAAGCCGTCTTGATTAAATGTTACGGTCATGTTGTACTCCTTATGCGGCTAGGCAGATGTAGTGATAGGCAATGTTGCGAGGGCGGTTATCAGATGCAGTAGGAACACTGCGAGATGCGTCAAATTTAATTTTATCTCCTAATTGATTGGTATTTGACAACGTGGCTGTAGCAGATAAATCTCTAGCTGATAGGTCTCTGTAAAATGCACCTCTAGCTGTTAAATCACTAGTAAGTGTTTCTTTATTCTGATACATAAGATCTGATATTTCGCCGGTAATATTTCGGATTGCATCACTTTGTGCCGACAACACTCCACGCCCAGCATCTACTCCACGCCCATTATCCCAACCACGGATAAATTCACCGCGCATGTCTGGTAGTTGCCCTGACGGGTATTTCTGTGCCAATTTTGGATAACGACGAGTGTCAAACCGCTGTCCGTTCATTGCTAAGCAACCTGTTGGGACGGTAGAGAGCGGATAAGGGATAGGGATACCAACAAATAAATCATGTAAGGCATTAAAATCAGTGGCGTTGGCTTTTTTCCCGATTTCAGCAAGCAACGTCGCTTTTAAGTTTGCATCACCTGCCAACGCACGGGCTAATTCTTCTAGCGTGTCCAATGCCGCTGGGGCTGATCCCACCAAATTTGCCACCGCTGTTTTCACAAATGCTGTTGTGGCAATTTGGGTGTTGTTGGTGTTTGGGTTGGCAGTAGGAGCGGTGGGGACGCCAGTGAACGCTGGGCTTGCTTTGGGGGCGTAGCCTGTGCGGTCTTGGTTGATAGTGTCTACTTGACCTTTTAAATATTTGGTTCGATTGGCTAGCTGTTTGGCTTGAATGTTAATTACGCCAAGCTCTCCGCCCAGCACCTTATCTTGTTTTTCAATGAGATAAATATCTTCTTCCCATTGTTGTTGCTCAGTAATTTTTCCCATTTATACTTCTCCAAAAGTAAAGTTTCCGTCGAAATTGATCTCGCTATTCCATCGATGGCCTGCCCGTGTAAAATTAAATGCAACCAAATGACAACGTGCGGGGGCATTTTCATTTAAAATTCGCCGCACTTGTTTTGATTCTTCAATAGTAATGGGCTGATGTAGCACAATTTTGTATTCTGCCCAGTGCATTTCTTCATGTTCAAAGGTTTCTGAACTATCAAAATTTAGTTCGCCATTCCATGTTTTAAGTGATTGGTTTTCGATAATATCGACTTCGCCATAACCAACCGATTTCATGACACGGCGAATCGCCGAAATTGTCCCTTTGTGCTTGTGAATGTGGATGCTATTTAAAATGGCTTGTCGTTTGCTTTCCTCGCTCCATTCGTCATCCCATTCGTCCACGGAAAGAGACCAAGCAAGCCATGGCAAGAGGTTTATAGGGCAATTTTCAGCACTCCATAAGAGGCGAATGGGCACAGGAATTTCCGCAATTGCAGAAAACGTATTTGATAATTGTTTCTCTAGCTTGCTCGACCCTATTGGCAAGAGATAGCTATTCATCTCGGCCACCTACGTTGATTTGAATTTGTGTGCAATATGCTGCTTGGTGAGGTTGTACGATTAAATCTGCAAGCGGTTGTGTCAGTTTCACGTTCTGCACGCCTTCTTGGTGCAAGGCTGAATAAATACCTGAAAGCGTAATATCAATGCCAAGCAAGTGTTGCTTATTTGTATAATGGGTGATGGCTTGATTAACATTTGCCATGACAACACTTTCTAGTACTGAGGGATAAAGTGTGAGGGTCGCTCGAATTTCATAAGGTAAAATCACCGCACTTTCGACCAATACTGTATCAGTCAGGGGGCGAATATGCTCGGCATTCAGCTTTTCTTTTACCGCATTAATTAAATCAATGTCGGCTGTTCCTTGTCCCTCCGTGGATAATGTGACCACTTTCACCGTGCCTGCAGTTGGGCTTGTTATATCAATGTCTTTTATTTTTGCAGAGGCAGAGAGCGCATGAAATTCATAGCTTGCGCGGCTACCAGCCGTAGTTAAACCTTCTAATGACATTTGAATACGTGTGCGAAAACGTTCATCATCTTCATATTGGGTGGGGATAGGCGGGTGAGCGTTTAAATCTCCCGCTTGAATGATTAATCGCTTAATGCCGAATAATGCCCCTAATTGATCTAAATCTGAGCCTGTCGCATAGGCAAGCATCACGGCTTTAGCAGATTCATTAATATGCGTTCTGAGTAATAATTCTAAATAAGCATTTTCTTCTAGCAATTTCACTACAGGTTCGCTTTCTAATTGTAATCGAGCCTGCCAATGTTGGCGCATATCATCACTTTCTTGTAATGACAGAAACTTTTCTTTTCTCTGAGCAAGTAAGGTTTCATAACTGAGTTCTTGCACAACTTTTGGTACAGGCAAATTGTTCAAGTCAATAATATTGTTCATGATTTATGGCCTAATAAAAGATGGTTTTCTTTGATATGTTGCTGATATTGCCCGCGTGCGACATAACTTGCCACAATGCCACCTTCAACCAATTCAGGTTTAAATTGTGTGATCTGTACGCGTGGTTCCCAGCGATTAATTGCAGTGACGGCACAAGCCGCCAGTTGTAATAACAATGTGTGGCTAATTGGGCGGTCTATTAACATTGGGATTAAGCTGCCATATTCACGCCGCTGAATACGTGAGCCAACTGGCGTTAGCAAAATATCGGCAATGGATTGTTTAATGTGGTCGCTTTCGTTTTTTAATGTTTCGCCAGTGTATCGATTCATTATTCTGGTTTTCCTGTTTTACTTGGGCCACCTTGTACGCCACCGTGTTTATGGTTAATTTGACTGATTCCCCCTGCGACCATATCGCCTGTTGATGTTACCTTTCCATCAATATTCACATTGCCTTTGATATTGATAGTGGGGCAGTCAATATCAATTTGATTAGCGGCAGTAATACTGGCGGTCTTGATACCTGTCACAACTAATGCACCACTTGATTGGTTGTAGGTGATTTTGGCACCGTCAGCAAATTCAATAACGTGTTCGTCGGCTGAATGGCTAGGGCTGTTTTGTGTGTAAAGCCCAACTAATATGCAGGCAGTGGTAAATTCGCCACTAACCGATAACATCACACATTGTTCGCCCACAGTGGGTGGCGACCAAGTTTTAGTTGTACCCGCTCGAAATGTAATAAATGGTAAAAACTCTGTCAGAATGTCACCGCTCTTTACACGAGCACGTGCGGTGGCGAGATTCACTTCAGCAATCACACCGAAGCGGATAATGTTGTCTAGTTTTCGTTGTAATTCGGCAGACATAGGCATTCACAGTTAAAGAAAATGCCTTATTGTTGGCAATATTGTGCGGTGTGGCGAGTGGGGGAGTGTGTGGAATAATAGGTAACAAAAAAGGGCTTGCGCCCTTTTATTTTTTATTGCCTAATTGAATAAAATCATCAATACGTTTACGAATATCTTTCATTCGTTGTTGAATGAATTTTTCTTCTTTTGTCCCGAATAAGGTATCGTGATCAATCATAAAACGAACCGATACTGTGGTTTGCTCTGGGTTATCTTCATAATTAAATGTCAGCACCACAAGAGGATCGTTTTCTTCATAACTCAATCGAGCGTGATATAAACCAATATAATAAGGCGATGCGCCATAGGCTAAACTACTGTCTTTTGCACGTCCGAATAGACGGTCTTTATTTTCAACATAAACTTCAACAAATTCTTGTTGCTGCCATAATGCGATTAATTCAGCGAGATTAGTCGAATGTTTATCAATATCTTGTTCTGTAAATCCCAATGCAAGACTGATTTGCGTAAAAAGATGATGGATTTCGACAAATTTAATATGTTTGCGTTCTAGCATTTAATTGTGTGGCTCTAAGTTGCGCTTTTAAAATGGTTTGAACATTTGCCTTAATTTCTTTGGCATTGTCACCCTTCACACGTTCGCCTTTTATTGGCGATGTGCGGTCAATAATTTCACGAATAAAAGGTGCATTGTTGTTCATTGATACCCTCCTATTTTTCGCCGATCCTAGCACTTCTATTTACAATAAACAACAAAAAAGGGCTTTCGCCCTTTTATTATGCTCTATCCCACATGGAACTCCGCGCTCTTGCTTGGCGTTGGTTTTCGATGCGTTGTATTTCTTTAGCGACTTGTTGTGCGATGGCTCGTTCGTCCATGCCTTGCGCGGCATTGATGGTGATATTTACGCTCATTGGTTGGCTGGATTGCGCCATCATTGGACGAGCAGAAATGGGCGCACGAGTATCCACTTGCACAGGGGCGGCAGTTGCAACGCTGATCCCTAATCCGCCCGCAATAAGTGCTTGTTTACCGTAATTAAGGGCGTTGAGCGTATTGATGCCAAGGCGTGATGTGGCTTCTTTGGTCATCACGTATTCGCCACCGTGGACAATGCCCATGGGTTCATATTTGCCACCATTGCCAGTGTAGCCGCCTGAAGAATACATATTCGAATCAGAAAGTGCATCGAGTGTTCTTTCAGTTATACTTCCTGATTTGATAACCTTATTTGTTTCTTCATTTCTTGATTGTTTAGCATTTTCAACAATTTTTGCTCCCGCTTGAATACCTGGCATATTATCGATTACCCATTTAATGCCATCCATGAGTAGCTGTAATGGTTTGAGCGCAAAATCAATACCTGCTGCTATCCATTCGCCAAATTTTTTACCCGCACTGGCTGCAGCATCTAAATCATCTTTAGTACTTTGTACTGGAGACAATAAATCAGTAAACCATTTTACCGCTTTTTCAATCCAGCCAACGACGACACTAAATGCGGTGCCAAGCGGTTGGAATTTTTCAAGGACGGGGGCGAGACCTGATTTTAATCCCTCCCAAAAACCGCCGAAAAATGACCGCACTTTATCCCAATGGCGATAAATCATTACACCGGCAGCCACAAAAGCAGCAACTAATAAACCAATCGGGGAAAGCAGAAAACCAATCACGGAACCCAATCCCATAAAAATCATTCTGATTGGGGAAAAGGCAATGCGGAAAAGGGTTTTTAAACCGTTAATCCACGTAGAGAGTGATTTTAATTTTGCAAAAAATTGCACTGTTCCCACACCGACAAAATTCATTGTATTTTTCCAGCTCATTAATGTTTTTAATGCAATCCCCAATTTTGATGATGTACCAGGAATGATTTTATTTAAATTAATAAAGCCTAAACCTAAACGCGCCAAAGGATAAAGCGTAAAACTTAATGCCATATTAAGTGCACCAAACACCGTTAAACTTCCTCCTATGGCAGCCACAATAAGCATAAAATTGCTGGCAAGTTTTGGATTTTCTTTAATCCACATCTTTATTTTATCAATCGTATTCCCTATGCTGCCCATGAATTTAATAAGTGTAGGTGCCAATGCCTCACCAATCGTCGCTTTTAAATTAAAAAACTGATTCGTAAAAATCCCTGTTGCTGCCGACAAGGCTTTCATTCTCGTATCAAACTCACGCCCCATTGAGCCTTTCGCCGCTTCACTATTTGCCAGTTCAATTTGTCTGCGCCATTCTTCAGTGTTCGATACCAGTAACGCAAGGGTTTTGGTATGTTCTGTACCCACAAGATCAGCAATAAATCCAAGGCGTTTTTGCTTCGGCATTTTTTTCACGGCTTCCACGATTTTCATTAATGTGCCTTGTGCGTCTTTTGCCATTCCCAGCTCTACTTGGCTTGCATCTAAGCCCATCGCTTTTAATGCCCCGCGCACCGGTTTTTTCTTGCTGGCTGACGAAAGGCGCGTAAAGATGGCATTCACTGCTGTGGCAGATTGTTCTTCCGCTGCACCTGCAGTTTGCAAGGTGGAACCGAGTGCCGCCATATTTTTCTCGGTAATTTTGGCAATGCCGGAAATACCAGAAACGCGGTTCATAAAGCCAATAATTTCTGTACCTTTAGAGATCGCATTGTCGTCCAAATAATTAATTGCATCTGCCAGTTCGCGTGATGCTGCAGATGAAAGTTTAAAGTTTTTGGTGACTTTGCCATATTGCTCAACCAATTCATCAGGATTTGCGGCGTCAAAGGCTGTCGCCATTTGGGTGTTTAAGCGCACAAATTCTTCCAGTTGTTCTTTTGGCACATCCATTCGCGCTGCACTTTCGATCATATTGGCAATTTGCACGGTGGTTAATGGTAATTCTTTGGAAAGAGCTTGGATTTTTAGCTTCCATTGATCAAATTCAGGTGTGAAATTGCCAGCCTCATCTTTTAAGCCTTGTACTTGGCGGGCTACGCCAACCATAGCGTCTTCAAATAACGTGTAATCTTGAACGGTGTTTCTGATTGGATTAGTGATAGTTGCACCTGCTGCTATTGCTTGCGCTCCCATCACTTGGGCTTTGCTACTCAAATCTTTGAGCTTTTCCACCTGTCCGCGATATTTGTTATATGCAGCCTGTTTTGCATTGAGCTTTTTCAATGCTTCCTCCTGCCTTTTAATTTGGGCGGTGGCATGGTTTGTGTTTTTGCCTAATTCTCTCTGCTTTTGAGCGAGTTTTTCTGCGGAAATGCCTGATTTTGCCAATTCTTGGCGGGCTTGTTGTAATTTATTTGCCGCTTCAATTTGTTCTTGCTTGAGTCTTTTTACCGCACTTTTGGCTTTTTCCACTTCCTTTTGAAAGCCTGCAGTAGGATGTTGAGTATTTTTCATATATTGAGAATAAGACGCTGCTTTTTGTTTGGCTTGCTCTAATTCTTGATTTAATGAATCTAATTTTGATTTCAACGGGTTGATAGTGGAAGCATATTGTTTCATTGCGGCTTGATGTTGTTTGCCTTGTTGATTTAGCTGCCGTTGAATAGATTTGCTTTCTTTCAATTTGGCTGAAAGTTCTTGCACGCTTTTTGATGCATTTTTTATAGGTGCAGACATTCTATCAATCGCACCTAATAAAATAGAAAGTTGCAAATTATTATTCATAATAACGCCCTTACAGGTTGAAATATTGACTATTTTTTGTTATATAAAATTTAATTTATCAAGACATAATATTAAGGAGAAGATTATGCTTTTACTGCTTCCTATTAGCCTTGTTGGTGTTGGATATGTTTTCTTGGCATTCATTGCCGGTGTCGCGATTGGCTTTTCCTTTTTATTGAATATATTACCTGCACTTATCGCGTGTTATATTGTATTTTCTCTTGCCGCATTACTGATTTCGCCTTTTAAACCTTGGATAGAAAAACATAAAAAGGTATTGAATACAGTAGGTGCTTGGCTTTTATTGATTTTCGTTTTTCCACCTATTACCGTGATTTTAGGCGGTATCATCGCACTTCCTTTCGTGTTAATTTACGCTATCGCAGATAATCCTTTTTTATGGTATGGACTTATTTTTTCAGTTATCACCGTATTTAGTATTTATTTATACCTAAATCGAGATGCGATTCACGCTGAAATTAAACGGAAAGAAGATGAAAAAATATGGCAAGCAACACGTGAACGCGCAGCATTGCATAAATATCTCTATCACGAACACCAATAATTAATGCGATAATTGCTCAATAATCAAATCTTCAATTAACTCCACGTCACTTTCCGAAAAGCCCAGTAATTCACGCTGGGCATATTGCACTTTGAAATCTTTATTTTTAGATGGGCTAGCGCTTAAACCGTATTGATGCACTGCAGCAATGGTGGCACTTGAGCCATTAAAACCCACTGAAACTTCGTTACCATTTGACCGCACTTTTAAATGTCGAGCGGTGCGGAGTTTAGCGAACATGGCTTTGCGTTTGATTCGCCCTTTCTTTTTTCCAAATTCTTTACGTGGTTTTCTAGGTTCAAAGGCAGAACCATCGGGATTTTGTTGGCGTGCAATTCGGTTCGATTGGCTTTTTCGTAAGGCTTGCCCGATTTTTCGCCCAAGCTGTCTGCGCACCTGTGGAGAAAGATTGGCAATAAGTGCGGTCAATTTTGCCTGAACTTCTTCTACTGTAGCCATTAGACTATATCACCCTCAAAAATTAATGAATCCCAGTTTTCCAAATAGACTTTTACTCGGTTTGGTTCATCCCATACGGGTTCTTTTGCATAATGGATCTGCACGTTATTCCCGTCTTTTTTCGACACAACATGTTCGGTGAGTTGGATTTCGAAACTAATGTCAGCGGTGTTGTTATTGTTGTAATCCACCTGGAATTTAAATGCGTTCTCTCGAATTTGTGGATTTTCTAATATTTCAGGTTGATTTGTGCGGAGATAAGCCATCATTGGCACAATCAAGGTGGCAATATCGCCTGCATAATCAGTCACCACGACATTGAGTGTGTAACGATATTCAAAACTAAATGATGCGGCACCCGTTGCGACGATTTGCCCACCGTCCACATAAAGTTGTAGATGGTCGGGATTTTTTACAAAATCGGGATGGCTTTGCTCAAGGATTTTGCGCAGTTGGTTGGGTTTTTTCATTTTCGAAAATTCCGTTGTTGCATTTCAAATCTTTGTTGGCAAGTCACGCAACGTGTTACGCCTTGAATCATTTGTCTGCGCTTTTCTGGGATGGGTGCATCACAATCTTCACAATAAAGGCGACTTACCGTCTGGAAAGTGCGGTGTTTTTTGAGGGCGATTTCACGTTGCATTTCTTCAAGCTGTTGTGCTCGGTCGAATTGATCTGTCATGGCTGTTCCTTTTTATTAAATTCATCCATGCATTTTTTTAAACTCGAGTTTTCAATGATGCATAAATCAAGGTGGTGCTGTGTCTGTAAATAGGCTTCGGCTAATTCGCCATTGGTGCGAATTTGTGGTGAATACGCACTGCACTCCGTGGTTTGCGGGCAAAGAATCGGTGATTTAATGACTTCCTGCTGAGTTGAGCACGCGTTTAACATCATCAGGCAAAGGGCGGTCAGCCCAATCTTGGTTTGATTTAAGTACATTTTTTAAATCCTGTGTTTGTTGATTTTGGTTTGCTTTGAGGTTGTTTACGGCTTGGATAAGCTGTGCTTGCTGTTCGGCAAATTGTTGCACGCTATGATTTAACTCAATGTAAGAGTTTTGCCATTTCAGTTTTAGCTGTTCTTCTTTGAGCATTTCTTTTCGCCAATAATTAGCCTCAAATCCCAGGAAAATAATGAGGAGTACAAGCACTATTGGCCCGATAAGTAAAATGCCTCGTTCTTTTGCGGTTAAGAAATTAAACATAGGTTTTTCTCCTTTTGACGGCGTTCAATTAATCCTTTTAGCGGTTTTCCTGCTGCGTAAATCCAACGTTCAAATTGACCGCACATGGTTTTGCTGTAGCCTTGGCGTGCCATTTTAAAAAGTGAGCTATTTTTTAATTTTCCGCATCCTACGTTAAAGGTGATGGAAACTAGGGCATCAAATGCACCTTGTGGCATGGTTTGCCCGTTGGCATATTGATTAACGCATTTTTCTGATTGTTTAATGCCCTTTACGTATAACTCAGCAATTTCTTGTAAGGTGTAAATTTTATTGCGGTCAATTTTTTCAACGGCATCGGTTATGCCTATGCCGACTGTTAAAACATCAGCGGGGCATTGATAGGGCTGTTTCATGCAACCTTCTGCATTGCCAATCAGTAACAAGCCTTTTTCGGATGTTTGAATTTCATTCCCATGAGTGGCAATCACCAGTCCAACAACAGCGGATATGGCGCAGATGTATTTGGCGGAACGTTTAATCATGATGATGGATCCGTTGTTCGAGTTCTTTTTCTTTTAATTCAAAATCTTTTTTCTTGTAATACCAATTCACAAGAAAGGTGGCGACACCAATCACAATACCTGTAACCGATGCGACATCAGCCCAATTTACATTTGAGAACATATCGGCAATGCGTCCAATCAAAAAGGCGAATATTCCTGATATGTAAGATGCTTTTGATGGTGTGTCGTGCATATCAGCTCCAAAGTTGAATTGTGTCATTTGCTACACTGATTTTTTCTGTATCGGCATCTGGCAATATGACAGGGGTACCAATGGGAATAATGGGCTTATCCATTAAATGTGGATTGAGTTCGCAGGTTATTTCGAGCAAGCCTTCACTTCGTCCAAAATGGCGATAAAGGATGGCATCTAAATTGTCATTTTGTTGTGCGTAAACTTGCATTAGATTAACTCCGCATCGACGCGTTTTCTGCCCAATATGTCACTAATTGCAAAGCGAGCATCACGGCGTAATTCATCAATGCTGTCTTTGAGTTGTGCCATTTTCTTTTCGCCATCATTGGTGCTGTCGTAGCTTGCATAGCGTTCATAAAGGTTTGCTAGTGCCAAGCAACTTACCGCACGTTTATAACGATAAATCAGCACGCTTTCGCCATTGATGTAGGGGGCTGTGATCTGTTCTAAACCGTCGTGTTTACTTTGTGTTTTAAACGTAGAGAGTTCTGCATTGACGCTTGCCATGCCCTCAATCAAGGCATCTTGTAAACGTTGTGTGGTAATGGTGCCGTCTGCACGGTATTGATTACGAAATTGGGAAAGTGACATGTCGGGGAAGAAACCATCATTACTGATAATGTCATCTAAGGTATCGTAATCATTTAACTGTTGCTGTACTTCGCCCATTTCATAATCGGGGGCAAGTTTGACTGATATTGCGCCGTCGCTCATTGATTTACCCTTATAAAAAAAGTCGGGTGAGGATTAAATTAAGCACGGCCAATAAATCCGTCAGAATTTGACCGCACTTTTAATCCGCCCGACGGCTGCGTGGTTTGCTCTTTACCGAAACCGATTATTCATCGGCTTTGTTTAATTGCTTACGTAATTTTTTAATATCGCCTTTCACGCCAATTTTCTGATCTAAACCCAAAGCACGTTCTAAATATGCCAGTGCTTGTTCAGGGTGCTTTTCAACCAATAACAAGCCCAATTCACGCAATAATCGCGCACGGCTTTCATCAGGCATGTCGCAATCAGCGGTGATGCGTTGGACTTGCTCTAAGTAAGCCACTTCGAACGGTTTATTGGCGGCTTGTGCGGCTTTGGCTTGGTCGGCAAATTCTTCTGCCAACAAAGTGCCAAGTGTTCGGGTGAATGGCTCGGGCAAGCGTAAATCATGAAATACGGCATAATCGGCAATCTGTAAGGCGAGATGATATTCGCCACAGTCAATTGCCCACACGCACCATGTCATCAAGACATTATCTTGTTTGCCACTTCCGACCGATAACGCCCCTTCAATCCATGGGAGATAGTCAGGCAAAATTTGCTTTTTAAATGCGCCTTTGCGTTCCGTTGATTGGATGTTTTTCAAATCCTTTCGATGTCTCGCAAGAATACGGCACATTTTTTCGTATTCCGTAAAGTCGCTTAGATCTTCGGTTTCTGCCGCATTAGCAATAGCGGCAGAAACTTCCAGAAAATGGCGTTTGGTTGGGCGCATTATTGATTCCGTTATGCTGCCACAGACGAAATAGGCTCAGGAGCCTCAAGAATGGTAATATTTTTCGCCATAGCTACTGCCTCGTAGTTTTCCACAACATAGGCTTCGTTTGACGATAAATAATCTTCCACACGATTGCGTTCTGGCACATCTTTTAAGTGACGGCGCACTTTGCCTTCCTGCACGTAGATTGACAAGTTGTCTAGCGATGTGACTAACACTGTGCCTTTTGGGAAGAATGGAACAGATACGGCTTGTAACCCGCCCACACGTTTTTGGCTAATGACGGTGTCGCCTGCCAAAATTTCGCTTGGTTTTTCTTGGTTAATTAATGGGAAATATTTATCAGCTAATAAGTCGCTACCCATGATTGCAACCAATTTTGTGTCGTCACGGTATTGTGCTGGAATAAAATCTTCTTTTAATGCAAAGACAAGGGCATCAAGGTTTTTATAGGTTTTACCTGCACCGATTTCGATTTTGCCACTGCTTTTTTCAATTTCTTTTAACACACGGGCTTTGGCTTTATCTTCGATTTGGAATAACCAACCCTTATTCACATCTTGCAATAATGGATGTTCAGTGCGGTTTGTGGTTGCGGCTGCGCTTGTGCCATTAAAACCGATCATGATACGGTCTAATGCAATGCGTTCGGCTTTGAGTTTGCCCACACGTGCGGCAAAATCGGGGAATTTTGCCCAACTGTCTAAGGTTGGATAATTTAAATGCGTGTCAAAATTGGTTTGTTCGCAAGAATAGGTGTTTTCTTGCAAGCTGTGAATGTCTGTAGTTTCACGTGCTTTGGTGTTGGTGTCAGTACGGCTTGCCACAGGAGAAAGCACGCCTAAACGTAATGCGGAACCTTTCATTTCTTGCACCATCACTACATTGATGCGTTTCAAAAAATCAGAACTTTCAAGCACGGCATTTTCTAATTTTTGTTGGATAGTTGGTTCAACGGTAAACTGACCACCATTTGCGATAAAAGCAACATCTTCGCCGTTATCTTGTGCAACACCAGCTACATAAGCATTAAATTTTTGTTTGGTAAATTTATTCATTTGGTTTTTTCCTAAGATAAATTAAAAGAAGCGGCCATCAGTTTCAGGTTGTTCACCGTAAACTAAAGGGCGAGGATTTTCGGGTTCAACAGGCTTTTTGAGTTCTGCAAAGGTTGCTTGGATTTCTTCATTACCCGCTTTCATTTCTTCGATTTCAGCTTTTTGTTTGGCTAAATCGTCAGAAAGTGCGGTTAGTTTTTCCAAGGTTTCTTTGGTTTGCTCGGCTAAAAGCTCAATGGCTTGTGTTTGATCAGCAAAGCGTTCATCGTCTGATTTTTCTTTTTTAGAAAATAATGCTTTGATTTTTGCGAATACAGATTGATGTTCATCTCCATTCCAACCTTCGAAATCTAATTCTGTTTCAATGGCTGCAGAGAAGATATTATCTTCTTTTAACTTGCGGGCATTTAAGCCATTGTGCGAGAAACTCAACATTTCTGTGCCTAGGCTCGCAGGGTTATCCGTTACAGCTAAACCAACGAGATAGGCTTTGCCTGTATTTGCAAAATTGGTGTCAATTTCTACGGAGGTGTAAACTTTTTGCCCTTCTTTGTTTAAGGCAATAAGTGCATCAGTTGGCTGTAATTGAGCTAAAAGTTGTAATTTGCCATCTTCGCGTTCTTCTGCTTTCACGGCTAATACATCGCCAAAGCAATGAGAATTTGCTAGTTCTGGCATGTATAAAGAGAATTTGATGTGGTCGAGATTGATACGTGCACCATAGGTGTTTTTTGGATCGTAACTTTCGGCCATTTCTTCAATCCAGTTGCGTTGAATGGTGCGGCCATCCGTAGTGGCACCTTCTGTCGCAACAATGACCCATTTAGATTTTTTTGCCATTGGTTGTCCTTTCGGTGGTTGGTTTGATTCAATGATTATCGCTATTCTGAAAGGTTTAATTTTGGTGGTCTATGAGTTGCTTTTGTTGTATGCCGATTCACAGAGCAAGCGGAAAGACTAACATTCGCCCCCTTTCTATTATGCGGTTGTAAATAGAAAGGATTAGGAATGGACGAACAAGTTATTAATCAACCTTCCCCCGAAGTGATGGCGGAAATCAAACGTAAAGCACAGCAGATGTATTTCAGTGGTTATAAAATCGCTGAAATATCTCGCCAGCTTGATATTCCTGCATCAACGATTGCCAGTTGGAAAGACAGAGAAAAGTGGGACGATATTGCACCTGTCGGTCGGGTTGAATTGGCATTAGAGACAAGATTGAATCTGCTCATCGCAAAAGAAGAAAAAAGCGGTTCAGATTACAAAGAAATTGATTTGCTCGGTCGCCAAATGGAAAGAATGGCGAGAGTGAAAAAGTATTCTTTTGGCGATGGTAACGAAGTAGATTTAAATCCGAAACTGGCGAACCGCAACAAGGGCGACCGCAAGAAAGCCGAACCCAATGCTATTGATCAGGAACAAGAGGAATTGCTGATTAATGGCTTTCTTGATGGGATGTTTAATTATCAACGCATTTGGCACAAGGCGAAAGAACACCGAATTAGAAATATTTTAAAAAGCCGACAAATCGGGGCGACTTACTATTTCGCCCATGAAGCCTTTATTGATGCCTTGACGACGGGGCACAATCAAATTTTCTTATCAGCCAGTAAAAAACAAGCCTTACAGTTTCGCTCGTACATTGTGAATTACGCCAAGCAAACGGCTGATGTAGATTTAAAAGGCGAAACCATCAAAATGCCAAATGGGGCAGAATTGATTTTCCTGGGCACGAACTCCGCTACGGCTCAATCCTACCATGGCAATTTATATTTTGATGAAGTGTTTTGGGTGCCTAAATTTGATGTGATGCGAAAAGTGGCATCGGGTATGGCGGCGCAAAAAATGTATCGCCAAACTTATTTTTCCACGCCGACCACGATTGCACATCCTGCTTATGCGTTTTTCTCTGGAAAAGCATTTAATAAAAATCGGGCCAAGGCGGACAAAGTTGAAATTGATATTTCGCACGAGAATTTAAAAAGCGGAAAACTTTGTGCCGACCGTCAATGGAAGCAGATTGTGAGTATTTATGATGCAATGGAAGGTGGGTGCAATCTATTCAACATTGACGACCTAATCGCAGAAAACAGCAAAGAAGAATTTGAACAGCTGTTTTTGTGTCAATTTGCCGATGATAACAGTTCTGCTTTCAAGTTTTCTGACTTACAACTTTGCCAAGTTGACAGCCTAGAAGAATGGCACGACTTTAAGCCATTTTATCAACGACCTTTTGGCAATCGTGAAGTTTGGTTAGGTTATGACCCTGCTTTTACTGGCGACCGTGCAGCCTTAGTGATTGTTGCACCGCCGAAAGTGGAAGGGGGAGATTATCGCGTTTTACATAAACAAACTTTTCACGGTATGGATTACGAAACACAAGCAAGCCGCATTAAGCAGTTTTGTGATGATTACAATGTGACTCGCATCGTGATTGATAAAACGGGGATGGGGTCGGGCGTTTATCAGGAAGTGAGAAAATTTTATCCAATGGCGCAGGGCCTAGAGTATAACGCCGATCTTAAAAATGAAATGGTGTTAAAAACACAAAACTTAATTCAGAAACGTCGCCTTAAATTTGATAGTGGTGACAATGACATCGTGAGTAGTTTTATGACGGTGAAAAAACGCATTACTGGCACAGGGAAAATTACTTATGTTTCAGACCGTTCGGAAGATGCAAGCCACGGCGATTTATCATGGGCGATTATGAACTGCATTTTAAATGTGCCTTATGGTTTAGGCGGCGATGTATCAAGCAACAAATCAACAATATTTACCTTTGAATAGGATAACCCAATGAGCAAAAATACAAAAAAATCCACCGCACTTTCTACTGGAAATCAAGCACAGGCATTTAGCTTTGGTGAACCTATTCCAGTGCTTGACCGTGCAGAAGTACTGAATTATTTCGAAAGCGTGTTGATGTATGAAAAATATTATAATCCGCCAATTAATTTAAGTTACTTGGCTAAAGCCTTAAATGCCTCAGCCCATCACAACAGTGCGATCACGGTGAAGAAAAACATTTTACTTTCAACATGCAAAACAACCGCACTTTTACCTCGTACCCAATTAGAAAAACTGGTGCAAGATTACTTAGTATTTGGCAATGCTTATATTGAGAAAACTGTAAATTCGTTTGGTAAAGTCGTATCACTGAAATCTCCCCTTGCTAAATATATGCGTGTCGGTGTTGAAGCTGGCGTGTTTTATCAGATTGTGAATGGTTTTGATGAATATGAATTTAAAAAAGGTTCTGTCTTTAACTTGATTAATCCCGATGTGAATCAAGAGATTTATGGCGTGCCAGAATATTTGGCCGCACTTCAATCTGCTTTTTTAAATGAAAGTGCAACGTTATTCCGCCGTAAATATTATCTGAATGGCGCGCATGCTGGTTCGATTATTTACATGACCGACCCAACACAGAACCAAGATGATATTGAAGCAATCAAAACGCAAATCAGACAAACCAAAGGAACTGGCAACTTTAAAAATTTATTTGTGTATATTCCAAACGGAAAGAAAGATGGGATGCAAGTTATTCCGTTGTCTGATGCTATTGCTAAAGATGACTTCCTAAACATTAAGAACGCAAGTCGTGATGATGTGTTAGCTGCGCACCGTGTGCCACCGCAACTAATGGGAATTGTGCCTAACAATACTGGGGGCTTTGGTGACGTTGAAAAGGCAACGCGAGTGTTTTTTATTAACGAAATTATTCCGCTACAAGAACGCTTGAAAGAGATTAATAGTTGGGTGGGGGAAGAAGTGATCACGTTCTCTGATTACAAATTGTTAAATTAG